CTTCACCATAACCTCTTTCGGTTTTTAGAAAACTTCTTGCTAATTCCAAGTCTATTTGTCTTACATCTATCATATATAATTCCTCATACAGATACTTATAAGAGTTATAAAAGTATTACTTAGGTGTGATGTCTTTGAAATTTTTGTCATTATCATTTTCACTTTTTCTTTCACTATTTGTTTCAACAGTTTTTTTATTTAACATTTTTTGTAGTTCAGCAGTAGAGCCTACGAATAAAGCATTTTTAATATTGGCACTTGCTTTACCAGGAACTTCTTTTAAATCTTTTAATTTTTTTTGTAAGTCTTGTAATTTATCAACAGTTGTTCCTACTTGACCAATAAGTTGTCCAGCAACTTCATATGCTCTAGGATGTTGACCTTCTTTTGCAATATCAAGTATACCTTGAATTGCCTCTTGTCCTTTTTCAATTAGATTGTAATAACTTTCTCTACTATAATCATAATCTGTATTAATATCTTTTTCTATAGCTAATTCTAATTCACCTTCTTTTCTTTCAACAGGTGGATTAAATTCTTTTTGTACAGTTGTAGGTGTATCAACACCTAGTATTTCATTTACCTTATCTTCTAGTTTAGTCATTATGTATCATTTCCACTTGATGGATCAAATCTTTTACCGTCATCAAAAAAACTAATTGTTGTTGTAAATCCAAAATCATCATCTGCGTCAGCAGTTGTTGGATTAGGTAATATTACAACTCTTTCCTCTCTTGTTAATTTAGGGTCTGTATCTGCCCCTAAATCTGCTTGTGCCTTTTTAATAACACCTTGATTGTTCATAGGACCAAACAAGTATGTTTTAGCAGTAAAGTTAATAGTATATATAACGGCTCTACGGTTGGTAAATTCACCATCATAACTATCCTCGTAATTAATATTTCCTAGTACAATAGGTATATCTCTTTTAATATCTAAATTAGGAACCATATTGACTGTAACTGTATAGTCAGGTTGAAAGTAAGGTAAAATTTGTTCAACTATTTGTAATCCATCTTCAGCAGTTGCTGTAAAAAGGTATAGTTGTAAATCTATATTGTAAGGTACTGGTGTATAATTAAAGTTTACTTTCTTACCTTCTTCACCTTCTTTTACTTGTGAGTATTTTTGAACACGAGTTAATTTTCTACTTGCGTCATAACTTAATCCAGTAATCTCAAAACCCATACGAGGTAAAGATGTAGCAAATTCTCTACTATTTAAATTTGCTTGTTGATCTAATCTGACCATAAACTTTTCTTTAGGTGCATATGCAAGAGGTACTTTTATTCTACTAGTTACACCACCTGTACTATTAGTTCTTTGTATAACTACATTATTAAACACTTGTCCAAATGCAACAATAAGTTTTCTTAAACTTTGATTATAAAATCTATTACCTAACATTATAAACTATCCTCATCTCCAAATGGATTTCTTTCTGTAAAGTCTAGTATATCATCTAAGGTAGAAGCAGTATCAAATCCTGCTTCAGAATCTAAATCTGTATTAGAAGCATAAGATGATTGAGTTTGTATTGCTGATTCTGTAAAGTCTTCGTTCATTAAGAAAGCAGGTTCTCCAGATGATAAATCTTGTTCTAATCTTATTGATCCTTCACCATCTAAAGCAACTTGACCACTCTCTAAAGTAAATTTGTAATTTAATTGATTTAATGTGTACTTGTCTTCAGCACTATCTATTGCCTCTAAACCTGTATCTAGTTTTTCACTAGAGTATTCCCAACGAGTCACTCTTAATTTGTAAACTGGTAATTGACCTAATGCAAAGAAAGGTTCCTGATCTTCTACAAATTGAATCTCAAAAAATGAGTTCATTAAAGGATAGTAAATTATATCACCTTCGTTTGGTCTACCTGTAGCAATTAAACTATCTTTTAATCCAACGTGATAATCCCACGCTCTTTTAGATACCATAAATGTAGTATCTTCTCTAATTTCTAAACCGAATTTTGAAACTATTTCTTGTTGACCAGCAAAACCTTCAGTTGATTCTACATACATCTCTACCATCCAAGAGTCATCAAACCTAGAAGTCGTATCTTCTCCTAGAATTAAATCTCTATTGACTAGTGTTCTTGGCAGGTAATAAACATCGTGGCCGTAAATCTTTAGACCCTCTACGATTAAGTCTTCGTAAAGTCTTTTCTCGTTTTGATTACCAATGCCGTTGCCACCTTGAAAGTAATGATTAACTGGCATAGTTTTATCCGATCATAAAGGCTGGGTTTAATTCAAATGTGCTTCTTATTTCTGTTTCTAGTTTTTCTATATCTGCTAATGCTTCTGAATATATTTGTTGTCCATTTAAAGTTACTCCACCAACCATTGCAACTCCATTGAATTTAGATAAGTTAGCGCCCCATTGTTTTTTAAATAAAGCAGTAGTATATCTTTTTAAGTAAATGTCATTAAAAACATCTGTGTAAGTATTTGGATCTAATCTTCTATAACATTCTATAACTAGGTACTCGTCTTCTTCTAAATCATTTTTCCAATCCATATCAATATAAAGTCTATTGTCGTGTTGATTAAATCTCATAGGTTTTTCACCTACTAGTATATGATCTAAAAAATCTAAATGTCTTAATACAACATCATAGTTAACCATTGATGTTGAAGAAAAATCATATAGATCATTTAATCTCATTTGATATCTAACATCAAATAGATTCATATTACCTTTGTTTGTAATAGGAAAAATATTAATAATAGAAAGTACGGTCTCTGGTACTACTAGATAATTTTTATCTTCATACCAAGTTGTTGAAACATTAGTATCTTTTAAATCTGATTTAGTTTCACTTTCAGCATTTAAACCTGATAAACGGACTTTATCTTCAGCAGTTAATTTGTATTTTAGATATGTTCTTCTAATACCGTCATAGTGAAACTGTTGAAAATATTGTACAGCTTCGTCTATTCTATCTTCTAATTGGTCGTCATCAGCATTTATTTCAATCACTGGTTTACCCAATGCTCTTAATGCGTATTGCTTTAGTGTTTCTCGTGTAGATGGTACAGCCATATAATTCCTCTTTGTTACTACTATTTATAAGAATTATTTAATGGTAGGAAAGAGATTATCAGCACAAAACAACTTAATATCTTCTTCAGGCAACCCTAAAGATTGCATTGTTTTCGGTGTATGGGGATTCTTTTGTTGATTAATACAGTAATAATTCTGTGCTTTTATGACATCTTCTTTAGTAGAATCGTTGTCATAATCACCTATCTTGTCAATATATGCGTTTAAGTTTGATAAACCCATTGTACATATTTGTTCTAATTCTTTTTCTTCTCTTACATTACCAGCAGCAATCATTCCTGGACTAAAGATATTCTTTGCCCAATCAGGCAATTCTCTTACCTTTGATGGTGTAAACCATTTATTTTCTTCTATAAAATATTTTGTTAATGCGTGTTCTTTTTTAAGTAGTGGAGAAAAGTCGTGGAACGCACCAGTAACTTTACTCTTGCCTGCAATAATATCAAAACCGTAAATAGGTCCACCATTTGTAGTATTAGGAAATAGACATATATGTGCCATCCACAATCCTTTTGATTCTCTAGCGTCAACTACATCTACGTGTGCTCTTCTAATACTTTTATTCTTCCAAGTACGGTTTGTCCAATTAGGATTATTAAATCTATCCATACCTGGTTCTTTGTATTCTATTAAATGTTCATCTAAAACTTCTATGATTTCTTTTTGTAGTTTAATTAATCTTTCCCAAATCATTAATCTTTACCCTCAATACTTGTTCCTTTAAAAGGATCATTTTTAGTATCTCTATTATTAGTTGTAAATTCAAAAACTTCATTAGTTAATACTAAAGGTTTATTAATTTCATTCATTTCAATAAATAATTCTGTAGCAGATTTAAAACAAAACTCTACTTCATTCATTACATTAATTTGATAAGTGTTTAAATATTCATTGATGATTTCTTTAACTATTCTTTTGTACTCTTGTCCTTTACCTAAAAAATCATAATAACGCTTTGCAGGTACTTTTTTAGAAATCATTTGACCACCAGATAGATCACCTAAATGTCTTACATAAATGTGTCCGTATAGTTTTTCAGGATCGTCTTGTATAGTTTCTATGTGTTCTATATATCGTTTTGTACTAGCAGTTATTTGAGGTGGACTTGATAAGTCAGGCCACAACTTCGCATAATCTCTATGGATATTTTCTGCTCGTTGTAGACCAGGTGTTTGTCTAAACAAATCGTTTGCGTTTCCATACTTTTCTAGTACAGAATAGCATTGTAATTGATTATACAAGTATATAGCGTACAATTCAGGACGAATCGTACCACTCATTAGAGTTTTTACAAACTCTTGTCGTTCAGCATTTTGATGAATCTCTTTTGTGAGCTCTTTAATGTCATACGCCATAATATAAAAATCAGCAATGTAAATAATTAATTAAAATTATTCAGCAGCGTGTAAAGCGTCAGCAATTGCTCTATCAGCAGCTATTTTTGCAGTTCTTTCAGATTCTTTTTGCAATTGAGCATCGGTTTCATTTTTAGTTCCACCAAATACAACTACATTGCCATCAGCGTCTAAAGATAATCTCCAAGGTTCAACTTCTGCAATACCAGTTTTTAGTACAGCCTGGCCTTTTGCAACTGCGTCATCACCTGTTACAGCATTAGCAGTAAAAGGTTCACCGTTGTTTGTAAAATAATAATCCATTTTTTTTGTTTCCTTCTATTGTTAATTATTCGCCGTGTTTTCCACCGTATCTACTATCACCTGCACCAAAGTTACCCCACCAGTCAATTTGACACATTAGTGGATAAACAGTAGATTGGAATCCACCGTGTAAGTAGTTGTAAGATGAAGTTAATGAGTAGTTACCTGTTTTGTTTGTAACCGTTGTTGATGTTGAAGCACCATTAGTTGTTGGATTAGTATTATCGGAGTTATCATTACCGTAATAAACTCTAGTATCTACTGTATGATCTGAGTCTTTAGGATCAAATGACCAACAATATGTTCTCCAAGATTCACCATCTGTGTTATCAGAATAGCCACCGTGGAATCCAGTTTTACCCCAAGCCATATAAGGATTAGCACGACTTGATTTAGTCTGGTTAATACTTATAAACTTTCTAGGATTTTCTAAACTCATACACCAACCGTTAATACCAACTCCGTAGTAGTAGTAAGAACCATAAATCATTCCCCAAGTACCGTCCCAAGTTGTATTAAATTTAGTGTAGTATTGAGCACCGTTCTCAGCACTATAAGATGTTGTAGTTGATCCGTTAAAAGATTGAAAGCCAATGTAAACTCTAGCAGCAGCAGTTGTTCCTAATCCTTGTCCGTTGTTACAATTGTAAGCAACATATTGCATACCGTTACCTTGTTTATATCCAAAACCACACCAACCGTTATTACCTGGAACAACACAAATATTTCTACAGTTGCTAATTGACCAAGTATCAGTAAAGTATTCTGTTGATTCTAAATTAGTAAAAAACTCACTAATTCTGTCAACTTTGTTTAAACATTTAGTTGATTTGAAAATGTGAATTGTTTTAGCACTATCACTACCTTCACCAGCAGAGTGAACCATAACTAATGTTTTGTTTTTTTCGTTATATCCAGTTCCTGTAGAGTAAGTGTTAGTTACATCTAACATATGTGAAGAATAATCGTAATAATCTATTTGACCATTACCAGCAGCCTGTCCACCATTATATTCTCTCATAGTTTGTCTTCTATTAGTAAACAATCTTCTTGGTCTGATCCCTTCAGGTAGGACGTGATTTAATTTAGTCCAAGCAGTTGTAAATTCAAATGAAGATGTTATTTGGTGATATGAGTGCCAAGATATAAAACCATCTTTTGAAGATGTGTAATATTGTGCCCAAGGATATTGGTCACATTGATACATTGATTTTAAGTAACAAGTATAAGTCGTGTAATCTTGTGATGTTAAATCACAATGCGATACGTCAGTACCGTGGTCATTGTAAGTATATGAGTGTGAAGCGTCTGATAACATACCAAAACGGTAGTTAGTTGTTGAGTTACATACTGCAGCCCAAGGCGACCCTACGTTATTAAAACTTGAGTC